CTCCTTTTCCATTAGTTTTTGGAATTTCTTGACTATAGTAACCCGCAAACAACTGTACTGTTGAGTTATTTGTTACTGGTGTAACGTTTCCATTTTCATCAATAATTCTTACAAGTAACTCTCCAGACGTTCTTTCAATAAGGGCTCTTAAACTCAAGACCTCATTTTGAAGAGCTAATAACTTTTCATATACAGTAATTGGTGCCTGAACTTCAGTTATAAACCCAGAAGCTATTGCGTTTGCACTATGGGCAAATGTTTGACTACCGACTGTAAAAGATTCTCCAACGTGTTTGTATACACCTACAGATTCCAAATCTTGTTGGATTTGTACTTTTAATAAGTCAAGTTCATTAGCTTTAATAACATTTCCTAAATTATCAGTGTTTATTTCACCTTGTGGGAATTCTATTTTTTGAATTTCCGACCAATCAGATTCTAAAGGATTTGCAGGAAATCCAGCTTCTGAAATTGATTTAATCATAAATTCAACAACTTCACCCGGATTAATTGATATATCAAAGGAGTTAAAGTTTACTGCATTAGCGTCTTCTTCGCTTTCAAGAATCCAACCATACTTTCCATTGACATCCATTGCTCTTTTTCTAACAGGTCCGCTAACTTCTACCCAATTTGAAAAAGCAGCTGTTTTTTCAGTTTGGTTTGTTGCATCTATAAATTTAAGCTGATCAATTGTTGAAGTTTTGCCTGATGTAGAAACATATCGATATCTGATTTTAAACTGTACAACCTCTTGTGATACTTGGTTTCCAATATTTTTTGGTTCTGGAACTGCCCAAAATCCTCTAACTTTATATTTTGGAGAAACTGTTTGTAAATCCGTAGATTCAGCTGAAGATTTAATTTCACTAACTACTGATGAAAAAAGTTTTGATTCAGAATCTCTTTGAGAAATCAACGAATTTAATTCATTTTTATAAGTATCAGCCTCTGCTTGAGAAGAGAATTTCTTACTATTAATTAAAGATCTTTTCTGTTTAATAGATTCATCAAGCTGTTTTAATGATTGCTCAGTCGATGCTTTATTAGCCTTTAATTGTTTAATTTTATCAGTTGCAGTATTGTCAGTTAAATGTTTGTTAATTTGAACAACTTTAAAGTTTTCAACATTAATAACAGGGGGAGTTGGCTTGATTCCAGATGCTGCAGGTGGAATATAATCTACTTTTAGTGATTTAAGGAATTGTCCAAAATCTGCAACTTCATTTTTATAATACTCTGCTAAGGTCATTTTATTACCAGCGGCATCGCTTGTTTCTAAATTATTAGAAAAGAACCCGATTCCAGGTGAAAAATCTTCAGCAGGTATTTTTGAAACAGGATCGATTGGTTTAACAAAGATAACTTGTCTTTCATTAAATGCAACATTGATTTCAATATTCAAATCAGTATCAATTGCTTTGTAAATTCCAAGTTGATTAACTCCAATCTTTATAGATTCAGAACCTTCAAGTAATAATAACTCAACTTGCGATGTTGAAGCATCGATAGAAAGAATCTGATATCTTGTTCTATAATTACCAGAGTTTACAATAAGAGAATCTCCAATTTTTAAGGTTTCAGTATCTTTTAAACTTTTAGTCGAATCAGTAAATGTTAACTTGTTAAGCGTAAATAATTTAACAGTTTTGGTTTGTGTTGTTCCATCAATAACAATGTTCTTTTGAGCATTGTCTATTTTAATTACATCAAAAAATCCAGTATACTGAATTTTTCTAATAGGCATATCAATAACTTGAGAGTCCAAATAATAGGCAAAGCTACTATTAGTCAATTGCATTTTAAAATCAGCATAAACAATTTCACTACTTCCTAAATAAACGTCATCAAATGCAGAAATTGAATTTGCATCATTTTCATTAAATATAAAACGTTCAACATATACCTTTTCAGTTTCTACTGGGATTTGCTTGCTTACATCTAAATTAATTGTAAGTAACGGGTTTAAAAAGTTTTCGAAAAAATCATTTAATTTAGTCGAAAACTGGGTAGGAGAGGCAAGGGTTGTAATAGAAGGAGATGGTCCTTTTAATCTAGAAGTATGAATAGTTCTTAAAGAACCGTCCTTTAGTCTTACATTTGCGTTTGAACCTTCAAGACCACTAATTGAACTTAAATTACTATTCAAACGCTCGATTTCTCTTTTCAAGTACCCAAAGGCAGGTATTTGAATAGTTTCCATCTTATTTGTTTTACTATTGAAAAGGTCAATACTAACAGTTTCCTTATCAGTAGTTATAGCTTCATTAATTCTTTTAAATGTTTCCAATGAGTTAGTGTTTAACTCAAGAAACTGTTCAAGTAAATGTGATATTGAATTGCTAGCGCTCATATTATCTTATTATTTCAAGTTCAAATGTCTTGTTTATTTCGTCCACACATATTAATTCAAAGTATGGTTTTTGGCTTAAAATATTACTATTGTCTATAATAGCTTTTGACTCATAGCCTTTACTTTTATCTGTGAAAATGTTTATTTTATACGTTTTTAAATTGGGTAATTCATTTTTAAAAGAAAACTTAATAACTTGTCCATTTTTCCAAGAAGTACCGCTATCATCTAAGTATATATCTAAGTCTCCGTACATTGTACCCGTATTCGTGTTAATTCTAATTAAATTATCAAATGGTTTTATTCTTGTAAATAAACTAGTATTTGCAGTATCATTTAAGTTAAATGGATTACTTGAAGTAATTAAAGAGCCAGAAGTTTTTGAAACTTCATTATAGTTAAAAATAGAATTTAATGTATATCCATTATTGTCATTAACTATCTTAATCATGTTAGGGTTTGATTTGTCGATTTTTACCCCATCTCCAGCGCTAAGTACATTAGTATTGTATTGTATTTCAGTTGGAATAACTCCACTAATTATTTGGTTCAATCTTGTATTTACCGAAGTAATCATATCTAAAACTGAAGTAGACGACGCATAATTTAAAGATGCATTTTCAATAGAAGTTTCAAGCAATGTGATTCTTTCAGAAAAATCAGTTGATGTACTATATGCCATTAAATTTTCTAGTTCACCAACTCTTTGCGCAATTGCAGCATAAGAATTTCCAGCTTCAACCAGCAATTTAGCAGCATTTTCTAGAGCAGTCGTTGTGTCCAAGAAAATATCCATGGAAAATGTAGAGTAGTCATTAATATTTAACTCAACACCCACATTATCTAATGATGAGTTAAATTTTACATTTAATTTAAGAGCAAACGCATTTCCATTTAATCCAGTAACATCGTTCGGTTTATATTTAGAAAGTTCGGGTATGTACCATCCCGTAGTATTAGGGTCATCTTTAAAATTATCTAATATTAATATACCATAAAGATTAGTAGACTTATTAGAAATATTTGATTTTGAATATAGGTCATAATACACTAATATTGCATTAAACCTGAAATCTCCTCCTCTTTTAGAATAGTCTAAAAAATTATTTAATTTAGGGTCATTTGCAATTTTAGCATATAGTGTTGAATTCCATTCAATACCATAGTTATATGAGGTTTGAGGATCAATATTGATTTTACCATTTACATCATCAGCAAGAGCATCTAGAGTTAAAAAAGCGTCCGGATGTGTTTGTCCATCTCTTCCATTAATTTCATTTTGAGGTTGATATGAAGTTGACGTTGTATTATATAAAGTTGACTTAAATAATATTTCGGGAGTATATCCTACCGAAGATGGAACATTTACAAATATTTCATTATATGTATTTCCTTGATAATTTTTATCATTTGAAACGTCGATGTTTCCAATATACTTTACAACTCTAGAATAGTTATTACCAGTGTCTGTTGTATCTTCATTTTCTATAGCTCTAGAATACCCACTTACAACTTGCTGCGAATTTGCAGTCTTAACCTCAAACGCGCCTAAATGATGTAACCACTTGAATAATATTTTTTCAGCATCAGTAGAATACAATGTATTATCAAAGTCATCATCTGTTAGGATAAAATTTTCAAAATTAAGTGCATAGTTTTGTAATGTTTGGGCAAAATCAATATTTGCATTTACATTAGGAGTATATGATGGTGATATCCCACCTGGAGGAAGCGGTCCACCCTCGTATAATTTGTCAAATTCAATAAAGTTTTCTCCATTACTAGGCGCCGATACTACCGGGATATCTATCAATGCAAACTTAGAGTACTCAAAATTTATGTCAGGATTATAGTAAGCCCTTGTCAAATCTCGAGCAGCACTTGAGAATGCATACATAGTACCTCCCTGTTCTTGGGGTATTCTTATTAATGGTGTTGCCATTTAAGCTAATTTATTTTTATGAATATACTATAGCTGCACGCTGAGATGCTACTATATGGAATTTAGTACCAATATAAATAACCGTGATAGATCCATTTGCCGAAACAGTTACTGAAGTAATTCCTTGAAAAACAGATGCATCAAACGTAATACTACCGCCAGATGCTATAAATGTAATTTGTTGTCCTTGATCTGCCGCATTTAAAGCTGGATTTACAATTGATGCCGCATTTAAAATATAAACGGTTTTATGATATTCTTCTGTTAAAGGTAAAGAGGTTACAGCTGTTGGATTTCCGGAAACTGAATGCATTAATCCATCACCAAGAATTACTTCTTTGTTAAAAGAAATCGGTACCTCTGTTGAAGCACTTATTGAGGTGACTTTAAAAGTTTCTAAATTGCTTGAATTCAAAACTGTTAAAGTACCAACCCTAGCTAATCCTGATAGTTGAAGTGTTCCCGCGTTTGGGTCTAGCGCAGTTCCAATTTCTGCAATATCAGTATTAAGAGCTGCAAAATTACTATTAATTACGATTCTGGATGAAGAAACACTATCGGTTCCTAAAATTGTTGTTATACTTGCCATTTTAAATGATTTTTAATATATTTTTATTTATTGTGTTTTTATTTCCATTCACGTCAGTCAATTCTAATTCAACAGTATAATCTCCTTTATATTTGAATAGATATGTCAGCCACGTATTACTATAATATATATCATTTACATTTTTGATATTATTTTTAAGAGTCCATTGTTGCTTAATAATTCCTGGCATATTCGTAATATCATAAGAGAATGTAACATGATTTAATCTTTTAACCTCTATGTGACTATCAATAACGCATAAATCTTGATAGTCAGGATTAAAACTTTCAAAATGAGTTTCAGAACCTGGTAGTATTTCTCCACCTATTAGATTATTAAATCCAACACTAAAATAATCATAGCTTCTTGCTGGTTCTTCACCCACTACCAAAATATAGTCGCATACATCTTCAGTTCCATCGATATCATTATCAACTAATATCGGGTTGTAATTGAATTTAGTTAATATTGGATGCTCTACCTGATCTAATTGAGAAAGTTCATTTGCAATTGCTCGCCATGCACTTAAATCAGTGTTATCAACCGGATATGTTGATTGGATCTCATATGAATCAGTAATTAATAAATGTGAATTAACGTCGTATTGTGTCATGTAAAAAGTATAGCCATTAACATAACCATTAGATTGTAATAAATCCATTTTAAATGATGAGTTTATATCAGCACCGACTCTCATCATATTCCAATTAACCTCGTCTCCATCTTCCCATAATTGAGTTCTTAACTCTTTCCACTGATATGGTCCTGGAGTTTCGGCAAATCCAGTAGGTTTACTTGGATCAATATATCTTCTTACTGTAGAAAATTCCGGACCATCCTCTTCGTCGTGTACATAATTTGCACGGTCTAATGTTAAATAATATGTTGCGATAATATTATCAACGTCAACCGTGTTCTCTCTAGCCCAATCCCAGTCACTTCCCGCAACATCGTAAGAGTACTTATACTCATTCCAATTTAATTGAGGTAACATTCTTTGAAATATTCCGTAAACTTCGACATTTTTGTTTTTTACTTCAAAGTAGTCAGGTTTTCTATAAGAACTTCGCACATTATATAGGTCAAATATAGATAATTCAACCGAATATATTCCAGAGTATGGAAGTACTATCGGAAACTGTTGATATTCTGGATGAAAAACTCCAGCTCCATCATAATAGCCAACTCCACCTCTAAAAGATTTTGAATAACCTCTAGGTCCAAGAATTGTCCATTCCATTTCATAGATTCCTTGTCTCCACCAGTTATCCCATGTTAATAGGTTATATTGTTCATTTTGTTTTAACAAATCATAATAATTTATAGATGGATTTGTGGGATCTTCAAAATCATCCTTAAAATTGTTTAAACCACGGGGACCTGCATATTCTTTACCAGCATCTATATATGTAAATTCCGCAGAATCCCAACTTCCTATGAATGAGTCTGCATTTAAAATAACCGGACATCCTACTGGAATTCCAGCAAGTGTATTAAAACTAGATAGGTCATCATTATAATACCCGTCATAAAAATTTATTATAGATTCTGAAATTTCTTCTCTAATAGTATTACCAAGTATAGAAAAGTCTTGACCAATCCCGGTTAATCTATAGTCAACCTTTCTTAGATCTTCAATAAATAATTGTCTTTCTGTAGGGTATCTGCTAAAATCAACCATCTGTCCAGCAGTTTGGTCTTTAATAGAGTGTTGATTATTCCAAACGTTTAAATTAAATTGTGCAAAATAATCACCTTCTCCTGTAATGTCTACTATTTTAGCTTGAAGTGGTAAATATTTTTCTTGTAGTTTGTTTTTAAGTCCATATAGTTTTATAAGTACTTCATCTGGACTATAATCAGTTGACTCAACTACCGTTGGAATATCCCACTCATCAACATTACCATCAGCTTCATTTAATCGATAGACAAGAGAAAATCTGCTAGTCTTTTTTAAATTTGAACTTGGCAACTGATTTCCTTGGTTTTTATTTGCAAGAAATCCAACAGTATCTTGATTTGGAAGTGCAACTGCTTGCAGTTTTCCAAAATTTTCTGCCTGTTCATTAATATTCAACCAATACTCTTTGATCGTTATTTTATTGTAACCGTAAAAATCAATAGCATTTAAGAGGGCTTTATAAGTACCAACAAATGGTTGGATTTGTGAAGCCTGCAAAAGAAGTTCTTTTCTTTTTTGATTCATTAAAATCCAGTCTGGAGACATTTCCAGAATGTTTGAATCTTTAAGTATCACATACTCTTCTTCGGAAAGGGACATCCCCATATTTGATAGAAGAACCGATAATCTTTCGTCTTCAGATTCAGTTTCTCCATATATTCTTATACTTGCAATTAATACTTCTGGGTCGTCATCGGATATTTCATAAATATCAAGTATTCTTGTATGGTAATTATCTTCCTCACTCATAAGAGCAACATTGCACTTGATGGGAATCATTGGAATATTACTACTAATAATTTTAAATCCACCTGGATTTGTTCCTACTGAGGTATTTGCATTTAATATGGTATGCGTTTGAATTTCATCTTTTTGAATTTCAAGTACTCCATTAACATTTTTAGCACTGTACATAAATATGTCCTCACTAAATTCATACCCACTAAAAAATTTGAATTTAAAAGTACTTTTAGTATTTCCTGTTCCAATTGGAGTAATAAACATTTCATCTCCTAATGTACCTTCAACTTGTTCTAATATGTATATTGTTAGGGTCTCATATAGTCCAGTAGATACTTTCGGTAAATAACAAACTCCCTCCCATATATTCGTTTCTGAATTATATAGAAGGTTTAGGTCATTTGATTCACTATCAAAAAATCTTAAATTTTGATTTGCCATTCTTACTTAACTTTTTTATCGTCTTTTCTAATTGTATATGATTTATATGCTTTTAAATAAGTTACAGAATCAACCCAATCTGCGACAACATGCTGCATCATCGTAATAAAATCATACATTGTATCATTTCGCTGTATGTATTTCGATAATGAATTGCTTAATATATTTGTTCGATAATCATTGCCTTCGTGTAATCTTTTGTCCATTACCGAAAGTCGAGTATCGTAACTCTTTACTTTACGAACTTTAAATAGATTACTTAAAATACCCATTATAATGCTTTTCTATTTTGAGCTTGTACTCTACTAAAAACAGTGTTTGGTACCGCAGGTTCATCAAAATAAACTGACAATGCCGCCATCTCTCCAACCTTAGCGTCATCTAGTACTGATGCTCCGTCTCTATCATTCCATCCTCCTCGGAATAAGGCAACCTCTTCTTTCTCTAAAATAATGTCTCCAAAAGAATCTAGATTAATTACATTTTCTGGAAGTGCTGCATTTGGTTCAAAATTAACTAAGTTAGTTTGTACATTTCTTTTAAAGAAAACGTATTTTTGTTTTCCATTTCCAATATCTTCAAGGGTTGTAGTTGAAGGAGTTACAGTTACTGTTTCACTTACATAATATCCCAATCTTCTTGCAGTCTCCTCCTTTTCAGAAACAAAACGTACATTAACAGAATCAATTCCTTCAACACCTTCTAATAGCGCTATAATATCTGATTTTGGTAAACGATCTCTTCGTGTTATATTAATCAAGTATTGAGAGATTTTTGTTCGAATTTCTCCAAACAGGTTAATTTTGTTATACCCTTCAAAATATCTTACCTTAACGTCCATTCTAAAATATTGAACTTTAGGTTCTACAATCTTAACTTCAGTCGTTACCATTTGTCTACCTGAATTTTCTAAAGTTCTAAGGATTCCATTCTTCTCCTCTTCTGAGAAAAAGAATTCCTCTTGATGTAGATTAAAATAGTCTTTATTTTTAGTCAGTTTTCTTTTTGTGTCTGGTAACATGAATAGGTATATCACGTTGTCATCATCAATATATCCGTCATTGGTAGTATTGTATGCGTCTAGATATGAGAACATACCATATTTTGATAGGAATGCCTCGTAATTGTCCGGAGTTGCTAGTACGAATGAGTGACTTTGCAAAGGTGCAATCAATTTGGTAAGTTCTATACTTTCAGGATCAGAACCCATATTAGGTGCAACTGTAAATGAAGACTCCAGTAATTTATTTAAGTCGCATGAATTTCCAAGAGAATCAAAACCTTCAGTTTGAAATTTAAAATTAAGGTCTTTAGAACCTGTTAAATTACCTTTAGTTCCATCTGAAACAATATATTCAATGACAATAGAAGAACCTGTTGGCGGTATCATTCCAAATGAACCATTTCCAAAATAAATATCGAGACCTCCAGTTATTCCAGTTTTAACAAGATATCCTTTGGTTCCAACTTGCATATCATACAATGAATCGTATTTACTCCATAATTCACTATTAACACTAACCCGAACTGAGTCATTGTCCGTATTCTTTTTAATAATTACATTAAATGATTGCAACTTTTCACCAGTACCTGTTAGTGCCTGCTTTTCAATTTTACCTTGAATAACAGGAATATAAAGATAATCTGGACTACTTTTTTGAATTACAAACTGATCATTGTTCGTTTTTAAGATATATTCTAAACCATTTTTACTTGCCTTAATTACTGAATTTGCAGGAATATTTAATGTGTCTCCTTCAATATCGTTAAATGCGCTAGTATTTAGTCTTATTTTTAATTCACCAAGGGCAGATGAACCTCTAAATGCATCATGTCCTGCAAGTCTTGCAAGTCCATATATAGATTCTGGGTCTTGTGCTGTTAGGATATTTTGCTCAACTACAGCATCCTCAATATAGAGAAAGTTTAAGTTAGTAAGTTCAGCTAGTACTTCAAGTATTTGAGAATATGGCGAAGCTGTTGTAAATAAATCGCTCGATCGACCATATACTCTTGAAATATATGTTCGAGTATCGGCAATCATTTCAGTAGCCTTGATTCTGGCTCTTGATAAAAATTTTAATTCAGTCATCTCATTTATTTTTTTATATAGCGATTGTTATTCCATGTTTATAGTCGATAGCTATATCTATAAAAACTACATTTCTTTCAGTCATTTCAGCAAATTCAACAGTGACATGAACTGGTATTTTTGCTGCTAATGGAATATATCGAGAAATAGCGCTTTGAACTACTCCTTGTAACATTGTATCATTATACATAAAAGAATACACATAATCTTCAAGATTAAGACCGAAATCAGGGTCTCCCATTACATCACCCTTTCGGGTAAATATCAATGTTTCGATTTGAGATATTATTAGGGCAATATCTTCATCGATTTGTAATTGATCTTCATCGTAATTAGGGTCCTCTAGTGTTTTTATGTACAATTCCATAATAATATATATTTGTTTAAGAATGGAACATCCAGTCGGTACCTTCGTCGCTTTTAATTTCTTCAATTAGTGCAGTTAACTCATCTTCACCAAGACTTTTAATTAGGTCAGGATTTATTTGAATATTTCCAGGAAGTGCAAATCCAAATATTCCAAGTTTTTGTCCTAATGAAATTTTAATCTTTGCGGAACAATATCTAAAAAAGGCTTCATCTTGGAATAGCGCACATTCCGGAATGGTTTCATAAACTTTTAAGATTGTATCTTTTTTAGGAGTTTCTCCCATAAATTTTAATTCATGTGTAAGTTGACTATAATGAAACCCATAAGGATTCTTAAAAATTTGTCGAGCTAAATCGAAAAAAGATTCATTAATTACATAGTATTGTAAATTTTCTGCAGCCTGTCCCGTTTTAGAACCTCCATAAATTCCACCCATTAACATTCTTTCAATTGCAAAATCTCCTTGTGTAAAGTTAATGTCCATACTTCCACCCCATGTATTTCCTCTTTCAAGCACTGCAAACACTGAAAATATTTCACCACCTCCGGTGACAGGGTCCATTGCAGGAAGAGTAAAAGACCTTGAATATTTAAAATGATCTGATAGAAACGCGGCTGCTGGAATCACTAAAAAGTTTTCTTGTACTGAATACTCGTAATTTTTATAGAACCATTTCTTTGCTCTTCTAACTATATTTTGAACTTCTTGTCTTGGAAGATTCATTGGAATCATACATGAACCTGTTATATCAGCTGCGAGTTCATCCACAAAATTGTTAAAGCAGTCATTATCCCATTCAGGATGTTGTTGAATTGATTCGCCACCTATTAATATATTACCCATTTTTTAATTTTATTTTTATATTGCTCTAGATTTAACAATTTCAACATCATTAAATTTAGCCAGTTTTTTATCGAATGAACCTTCTCTAAAGATTCCTCCATTCATAGTACCTTTAAAAGTTCCTTTTCCGTATACATAACAATCATGCGCGGTACAAGTTCCATGAACATAAGAACCATCTATTTTAGAACTATTTAGTTGCGTTGATTGATAGAAATTACAATAATGAATATCAGAGCCATTAACATCACATCCATACATATCACATTCGGTAAATTCTCCTCGTAGGAAGCAATTTACAAATTCATACCCTCTAAGGTCAACACAATATTCTAAACGACCTCCATTTACTTGAATTTTGCCAGCATCAGTGTCATAGTTAATATGTCCTTTGCTAAGGTCTCCGTGTGTAAATAATTTCATTACGCGTTCTTTGACTGAATTCCAGTATAGGTCAACTACTTTAGGATTGTCATCCATATCGACAGTGAACTTAACATTTTTCCAATTATCTCTAATTGTTTTCCAGTCCCTTCTAGCATCGATTATTCTTTGGTTATCTGCAACTATCTTTTTTAGTTCAATTGCATTTAATTCCGTAAAATCTGGATTTTCGGTTGATTTCCATAATTGAAGTAGAAAACGGTCAACTAAGTAGAGAATTGTAGTTGTTTTCTTTTCCCAATCTTGTCCTCCAATATAACGGAATTCAAGATAGTTTTTATGTCTTTTGTCAAAATTTATCCCGTAATATTTTGTATCGGGGTAAATAAAATTCTGCTGATTGATATGCTTTCCATCAAAGAAATATGTGTCCTCTTTTGGTAGGACAAATTTAATAGATTTTGCGTAGGCTGAGTTTTCTCTTTTAGGAAAGAATTTGAATACTTGCTCCTCGTTAAAATCTAAAATGAACTTAAGAACATTCATCTTAGAGATACGGTACTTGTTTTCAATTTTTGATTTATCAAATGAAAGATTTAAGTGAATCGAAGTCCTATCATTTGTATATCCATTTTCTTGAATCCATTGACAAACATTAATTATCATTAGTCTGGCTGCAGTATATGGAAGGGCTCCGGTAACCAATTCAAGAAGTTTTGCTCCACCTGACATATCAGGTTCTATTTTAAATTCATCACGAGTTACTTCAAAATCGCTATGCGCTTTTTCCTCGACGTGAATCTTTTTGCCAAGCAATTTTGCAAGTTTCTTTGCAGTTTCTTCAGCACTGAAATTTGAGTAAAATTCAAATTCAACACCAACTAGAGCATTCTGCAAAATATTAGATTCATTTAGATTATTCATTCAATTTGGATATATTAACTTAAGTTAGGTTATATATCCAAGTAAAAAATAACTATACCATAGAATCCCGTTTTGCCTGTAGTTTTTTAAGTTCTTTTTGCCAATTAACTACATACTTTAATTTCCATTCAATATTCATATGCTTCCATGATGCTATTTTACGAGCAATTCCATTTTCACGTTCTGAATTATAGAATGCCTCATCGTCATTATAATTTTTAGCAGCTTCTCTTTTTACAATGTCAGACCATGTTGGCCATTCATACCAAGATTCTTTTGGATCGTCTTTAATGGTTTGAATGATTTCAGCATCTGTTAATTTAGAATTTGTATCAGCATCTTCAGATGTTTTTTTAATTCTTATTTCATAATCTCTGATTTCTTTGCTAATTTTTTCAATTTTAGACATTTTCTTAATCTTCTCAGAATATTCTTTAGCAATTTCGGTAGCTCCAGTTTTTGGAAGACTAGTCTTAACAATATATCTATAATGAAGTCTTTGGATATTATGTCCTCCTGCGTAAATTGCTTCAGTTGCAAAACTATAAGTAGTTTCTCCTCTTTGGATTTGAGAAGCTATCTCAATATTTCCTTTAGCGCTCTTACGAACATTCATTGATAACAGTGAATCGGTTGGTAGTGTATACATTTCAATAGATTTAACCATATCGTAGGTTAAATTGATTCTAGCCATCTCTCTGTCATATTTCGTGAACTCTTGTTTAAAAGTCTCTACAAACCATTTTTCTGTTGCAGCAACCATCTCAACGATTGTAGGTTCTAACGCATCTAAAATAACATTAACAATATTATCTTGTTTAGACTCATTAATAAATTGTCCGTATGTTTTAAATTTGTCCATGGTTTATATATCTGTTTTAATTATAATGTAAATATAAACAAAAAAACCCAGATCCGAAAATCTGGGTTGTTAATTTTATGTTAAAGTTATTAACAATTATAATTTCAAGAATACCTTTCGGGTTGCAACATCCATTCGGGTTATTTGAACAGTGATATTATCATTCTTAACTAATGAATCTACTTTGATATTATCAGGAAGCTCTGAAACGTGAAGTAATCCAACAATTCCATCTCCAATATCTACGAATACTCCGTAATCTTTAACAGATTTTATTGTACCTTTTACTTCAACTGGAAAACTTTTATATTTAGTAGCAACATCTGCCCATGGGTCATTAATTTCAACATGCTCTAATTGAGTCAACGTGATTTTATCGTCATTGATTATTTCTTTAATCTTAAATTCGATAACATCACCTGGATTAATTTCTCGAGCTTTATGTTTTCTTGCCATTTCAGGGTTTAAATCATTTGCATGAATCATTCCGGTTAAACAATTATCGAATTCAACAAATACTCCGTATTTTGTAGAACCTGTTACATTACCTTCTTTAGTTTCTCCAGGTGTACTTCTAAGCGCTTCAATTGCCATTGGAATAAGAGCTTGAAGATATTTTCGGTGAGAAACAATTACAGTTCCTTTTTCAGGAGAGTAACTCATCGGTACAACATACATTTGCGTGTTAATTACAGAACCAAAATCTGCAAGTTTATTAATACCAGCAAGGGATCCTGGCATAAAGCAATCAATTCCCTGTACATTAACAAAGTAACCTCCACCCGGAATCATACTTGTTACAGTTCCTATGTATGCTGTATTTCCAGTTTCAGCAGATGCTAAAATATCTCTTAACGTGGCAGCTTTTATTCCAGCTTCAACAGAACCTAATACAAAGCCTCTAGTGCTTTTACTTTTTTCTGCAGTGATTTCAACTGCAATTTCAGTTCCTGGAACTAAACGCGCTCTTGAGACTGCGGATTCTTTTGACAATTGAACGTATACCATTTCACGATATCCAATATCGATAGATGCCCATTCCATGTCTACTGCGTACACTTTACCAGTGTGCATTTCTCCAGCATGTATTACATGTGTTTGATTGTTTTCACTCCAGTGACTTTCCATTAAATTAAGAAGTTCTTGAGCATACGGTTCTCTTGAATAAACCTTAACACCGTCTGGCGCTTTTACATGGTGGTTTATTTTTCTAAGAGTAGATGGGCAATCTGCAGAATACAAATCCCAATCGAAGTTAGAGATATCGTTAGATTGATTCTCTGTTTGTTTAGTTAAAACGTCTTGTGACATTGTTTTTATTTTAAAAGGTTAGTAAATTATTAAGTTATATATTTGTTTTATAGGGCTAGTGGCGAAAAACCAATCATCGGGACAGGACCTCCAGGCGTCGGTATTTGCCCATTGTATATGAATTTTAAGTCTTTAAGATGTTTTGCACATGAAACTGCAACTGCTGCCGCAACGGCTCTAGTGGCTGTTTGTAAAGTTGGTTCAAGTTTAAATCTTTTACCGGTATTCCATGCTCTTCTTAAATCTGCCCCTAGTTTTGTCTCATCTCCATAATATATTGGAATATAATTTCCAGGAGATGGTATTAAACATGGTAATATCGGCGGTGATGTTGCAAAGGGTTGTGCCGCTGTAGATTTCCAATAATCAAGTATGCATTTCGACATTACACAATATGCATCATCAGCTCCACACGCATTTCCAGCTTTTTTATTTTCATCTGCTATTTGATTAATATGTCGGATTTTTAGGTCTCTATATTTAACTTTTTCAATCTCATATTTAGCTAACTTTGCATTTATACGGCCTGGTTCAGTTCTCTTAGACCATTGTCCATAAGTTTCATTTTTTGTATTTCCATTAAAACTACCATAACCACTATTATAATTAGTAGTATTAGTTGCAATTATTGGATTTTTGCTCGGAGCTCCTTTTTGATTATTATCGATTCCTTTAACATAACTAAATACGCATATTATTCGTGATGTAATCCACGATGGTACGCTATCGGGTCTGTCACTATATTCTTCTTGGAATATTCTATCATTAGAATATTTTTCTTGTTTGATTTTATTTTTAAGTTTTATTGCACGAAGTGCAAGCACTGTCAATTCTCTATTTAGTGTATCTTCTCTGCCATCTGAATTACGATTACGATTTTTCTCAACCGACAATTCTTTTAGATTTATCTTAACTTTAGCCATTATAAATTCAATTGAATTAATATCTTTAATATCTTTAATATTTTTATTTGCAATATCAATATCAATAAGTCGTAATTCTAGCGCAAGGTCAAGATTTAACCTTTCAATTGCCTGATTTCTTGCATCAGGTTTATATTCAGAATTGTTTAATCTTCCAATAGCTAATTCAACCCTTTCAATATAGATTTTTGCTTTAATTACTTCAATATACGCATATTTTTTTTGAATTTCCTGTGCAGCAATTAGTTGTTTATTTTTTTTATTGTTATACGAATATACGGGTTTATTAAACACGTCATACGCTGCTTCTACCTTTCTTAAAGCATCTTTAGCAGCATCTAATGAATATTGAGCATTAAAACTACTAATATTTATTGGTTTATCTGTGTTTGCGTTTGATATAGAAAGTCCGGAAACATTGGCTTCATTTTTTATAGATGTAGTTTCTTTATCAAAAAAATCTAAAGCTTTTTTACTTACTTTTTTAGCCAAATCTCCATGGTATGAAAGTCTTTCAATCCAATCTAAATATTCTTCAGTTCCATCATTTTCATAAAGAACTCTATTTAAAAGTTCATCGACCTTTTGGGCTTCAGTCATTGGTTTTACAAGTTGAAAATTTGCAACAGGAGCAACTGCCGGATCAACTTTAACTTCAACTGCTCTTGAATTTTCTTTTATTTCTATAGAAGCACTTCTATTAATATTTTTAATTTCTGCAAGTTTAGATGCATCCATTGCGCTAATAAAAGTATACTCATATTTACCAGGATCGGTAGGTGCCAAGAACTTTACAACTCCCTGACTATCAGAAGTCAATGTTGGTTGTATGATTCCATTTAATGAATATGTAAATTCGTATGGAGAAGTTCCATCCCCGCCAACAACTGACATTGTTACATATCGAAGTTCTGGTTGGTTATCGACATTTTCGGAAGTAATTGTTTCTGGAATTTCAGAACTAATACCAATATCTCCAAAAATATTTATTTCCGGAACAATTGGTTTTGGAATTATACATGTTGTAGGAAACAAAGGGTAGAATTCAAATGGTGTTATCGTTTCTTTATTCTTTAGGGTCCACTCTTCAAAGTCACAATCTGGATTCATACTTAAATCTATCCCGGGAAGTCTTTCAAACATGTCATCATATAATGGATTTCCAAATTTATCTTCTAATTGAGGTTCAAGAGATTTGAATAACATATTGAATGCCTTTTTAAATCCCTCTTCAAGTATAGGTTTTTGGCCAGATTTATGGATATTTCCAAATGGAGTTTGCGCAGTTTTAACAGCATTAAAATATTCATTAGCAACAAACGTACCAAAATCGTCTGGACCTTTAGAACTTCTACTGGCCAGTTTTTTGGAAACGTTATTAATAAATATTGGCCACTGTGCAGGCATATTGCGTTAATTTATAGGATATTTATCCCAATTATTTATTCTTTTGCTGATAGGTTATATGTGAGCTCTTAAGACTTGAAACCGTTGAAGGAGTCGGTGGTGAAGGAGGGCCTGAAGGTCCCGTTGGGGTTGGATGGATATGGGCTTTATAATCATCCAATAATTTATTTAACCATTTTTCTAAAGAAACTCCACGAACAGCAGGTTCAGCTTCATTTTCACTTCCCTCTCCAGTGTTACTTAAGAATATGTTTCCAGAGTCAAGGAATATTTTTTCACTTGTTGAAATTTTAATAAATCCTTTTTCATCAATTTGAATCAATGGGCGTTCTTTAGCTCCGGTTCCTCGAGTAATTACCAATCCATCTTCAGGCGAATGGTAGATTCTTATATTTCTGACTTCATCATATATAAGTGAAACTACATTATGCGCGGCTCCTGATTTATCAAGAACATCCGCTTTAAGGGCTTTACTTTGATTGATTTGGAACCAATATTCAGGGTGATAGAGATTACCGTTATCAAAACGAACGGCAACAACGGTTCCTACATTTGGAGTATTGTGCGCACCTACAAGGTCTCTATTCATTGGTGTTGCCCATGGAATAGCATCATTGGGTAGTTTATCAAACTTACCAAACACTTTAACCCTGCATCTTCCCCAATTCTTAGGATCTGCATTATCTACAACCTCACCTATCCAATGGGTTTCTCTAATATTATCCTTTTCTAATTCGGTATCTGTTGCCATTATTTGTAAATGTTACCTAAGCTATTAACTGCCGCTTTATTAAGTCCCTGTTCTATAGTAGATCCTGGTTCTACACCATATACATTTGCATTAATCGCAGCTCCTATGCTTCTTTTTGAAGTTGCATTATTTAAGGCTGTTGTGCTTTGTTGATCCACCTTTCTTATAAAATTTGAAAATACATTTTCAAATTTAGGAACTCTATTAAGTGTCTCATCCTTTAATCTTTGTAAAACTTCTGCTTTCTTTTTTTCTGCAAGAGCTTTAAGGTCTTCTTTTGCACTTGAAACTACACTATCAATTTTACCTTTAATTTTATCTTTAGCAAATTCAAGAGGAGTTTTCTTTGAAGATGAAAACAGTTCACTGTCAGGCGCAGGAGACAATTGACCAGTTTGGTATGTTTCTTTAATAATTCCGTTTAATACCCTTGCTTCAACCTTTTCAAGTTTTTCATATTTTATCTTAAGTGCCTCTTTTGCCATCTCAGGATTTTTACTAAGATCTGCAAAAATAGTAGTTCCTGACGATAAATCAAACTCGCAATATTTTGCTCCTATCATAAAATAAGGACGGCCTTCTGGCCCAGTAATACCAGCGTTTTTATTTTCAGTATCGATCGATGGTTTAAAATTACCAGGAAATCCAGTTACGGCGCTTTTATCCAGTTTTGTAGGGATTCCATTCACTTTTACATCTTCTACAATTGCAATTGAACGAACTTCAGTAACATATACCCACATTCTAAACTTTCTTAAATTAGCAGGAATAATATAATTCCACTTTCTTTCATCAAATATTGCTCTTCTATATAAGTGCATTAGACCTGAAATTGTAAGATTTAAAGATTCTAGAGTTTCAATTTCTAGTTTTGCATCATCACCTCCCATATACGCATTTTCAGGATTGTATTGCTGTAATCTTTCAAGTCCTTTTAATGATTGCCAAAACCACGGCATTTCTTTATTAATTTGCTTTAATGCTTCTATAAAACCTTCTAGGTCAAATAATCTTTCTGCATAAAAACTACTGTCATCATCTCTAGCTGCCAAATCTTTTAAAAATGCCTCAGCCCCTCCAGCAAGAAGCGGCGAGCTTTCTATATCATAAAAATCGAATAATAGCGCAAAGGAAAGATATGTCGGATCTTGGTAAGGGTATTTCCTGTAGGAACCCTTTCTAAAATCCATTGGTGTTTTAAAATCTGACATGTATTATATATTATTTTTATTATGATCTGTATTCTGATCTCATTGCAGCTTGAGTATCTGAAATTACTTTTTGTGCATCAGTTCCTTCAATTTTTCCAGACATCGGAGAATTACTTCCAGTTGCTTCTTCTTTTTTAGTATATGTTCCTACATAAGTATCTGGTTCTTGTCCAGTTCTAGTCTCATTTCTATAACGGACTTTTCCAACTTTAATTAACTCCACTCCACTTACATCATCATTAGGAACCCATTTAATAACCGAAATCATTCCTAAAGTAGCTTCTGCTTTTTCTCCTCCTGGACCTTCTAATTTAGCAATTCCACTATATAATCCACGTCCATTACTTCTAACTGGTAATTTTTCTTTTACAACATCATATGTCCATACCCCGCTCGCCGCAATTTCTGCTGATACTAGATATGTTGTATTAGAATTTTCATCTTTAAATTCTATATTAATTTTGCTAGGCGCTGGAGAACCTTCTGGAGTAACTTTCCATTCTCCGCTAATCATATTTGACTTCCAATTTCTGATTGGACTATAACTTTTCAAGTTTCCACTAACGGTATACTCTGGTTTTGCTGGTGGTTCTGGAGGTGGCGGCGGTTCTACCGGCTCCGGAGTAGGTGGTGGTTCTGGCGGTGGAGTAGGTGTAGGAGCAGCAGGAGTTGGAGCCGGTTGATCTGCAACTGTTTCTGGATTAATATTATTAATTCTACTTGGCCATTCTCTTCTTAACAATCTTAATTTTTGTTTAACAGAAGGATCTCCTGCTTTATATGTGTATTCAATACCCCCAACTATATAAAATGCTGATAAAAATTCATCCACGACATAGCTTCCAGCAGTAAGCGTTGCTAGGTCGTCATCGACAATAGTATCAAAACCTTTTTCTTTTTTAGCATCTTTAATAACTTTATCAGCCCCTAATTTTTGTTGATTCCCTGTATAAATTAATATAGGCAATTTTTGAAATAGGTGAATTGCAGGGTTAAAGGCTGCTAATGAAACTTCTAAAGACATTTTTTTAATCTCGTCTAAATTTTGTGCATTGCTTATTGCAGCGTACTCATAATTTAGATGTGTATGCGAAGTCTCTGGATCTGCATTTTTTCTACCAGTATATTTTGTTTTGGTTTCACCCTTGTACCGGTCTTCGCCTCTTCGACCCTTCATAGGTTCTTCAATATCTGACATGTTTTTACCAGAAAGAGGTTCAATTTCATGACTTACTAATCCTTCGTCTGAATCATTTTCAAAAAATTGAAGAGTTCTTTTATAACCATTCTTTTTAACTTTACTACCAGAGCTATTTATTAAAGATTGGGCCTCAATAAATAGATTGGTACCAATATCTCTTTTATGATTAGTTAGTATAAGTGGTTTTTTAGTTTGATTTGGTGAATCATCAGATCCATTTCCAGGCATATCATTAATTTCTTTATCATACGCAAAAATCATTTCTTCAACGGATTCTTCTGATTCTAATAGGGTGTTTAAATTAACATAATTTATATAATAATATTGGTCAATACAATATGACTGAAAACTATCCTCGTCAATGTAGGAGTGTCTTACCAAATCTCCCAATGTATCAAATCTACTATTAAAAGGTAAGATCAGGTTCATTTTATCATTGGCTGAATCAATGTTCGTTGCAACTCCAAGTTTTAAATCATTTGCAATTGATTCAATATGGTCTAATGAAGTTCCTACTCCATAAGATTTGCATTCATCTGCATATAAACCTGGAACTTTCATCCTTCCTGAAAAATTATACTTTCCTCCTTTAATATCTGCATTCTGTCGAGGTTGATCTGCACTTGTAATATCAAAATCAATTCTAATATCTTTATATGAAGTTTTGTCAAGAGTACCCATTCTAAAATTAATAACGTCTCCATCTCTAGGAAAGGTATCAATATTAAATAAACCCATAGAATCTGAAATGGTAAGGTTTATTGTTGGAATAGCTCCACCGCAATTTAATACCATTCTTAAAATATCACTGTCAGAAAAAATATAACCATTAATAGAAACCATTAAAAGGTAACCTTTACTAATATTTACTCCTTTAGCTTCTGGTTCACCTTCTCCAAGCGATTCAAAAATAACCTTGTCTAATTTAATAGTAGGTTCTGTTATTGTAAGAATATGATTGTTAATTGATGACATTAAATAATGATTTGACCGTTACCGATTTTAATATTAGTATCTCCTTCTTTTAAGATATTTGGAGGTAGTATTTGTTTCGCTCCATTTGTTTTTTGTGTAGCCTTTCTTTGTAAATATTCAATTCTTTTTGCATCTTTGGCCGGAAGTCTTTTACTATCAATAAATTGGTCTCTAATCGAGGGTTCATTTGTTGTATTTAAGACTTTAATTTCTGTAATATTTTGAATTGAATTTCTATGATTTGGAATATTAATAACGTCTCCAAATTTTAAACAGAATGGATTTGAAATTCCATTCCATTTTAATATATAATCGCAATAATCTGCACTTTTATAATATAGTAATGAAATTAAATCAATTCTACCAACCTGATCTTCAGTTACAGTATGTTCTGCAATAGTCTCATTTGTATTTAAAAACACAAGAGTAGGTTTGGTAAACTTAAATCTACCATTTACTAATTTTTTATTATTTAATGTATTAAACTGCATTATCCATTGCTTAATTTTCTAAAATTGTTTACAAACATATCTGTTTTTTTGTCCTTTCTGTCCTTATTTCCATAAGCACTAACATCCATTGTTTTATTAATATCTGCGCCATCATCTGGTTGCAGATAGAAACGACCTCTTCCTGAGTTAAACATTGATTCAATTTCAGCTTTATCTCTTGGTCGACCTGGTTTTAATGTAACAACTGCGGTCATGTGTTCTGGAAAATCTTGGATCCCCATACCCCCGCTAAATGTAATTTCGCAATCTTGCAAACATAGATTTCCAATCACCATTATTGGATTAAGAGGATTACCTATAGTTACATGCCATTGTCCTGTCGGGTCTCCTGTGAGCAATGATTGTACCGCCATAGATCCCTGTGGAGTATTAAACATTTCCATTGCAGCTCCTCCAATAAGGTTATTTAAAAACTTGCTATTCTTAAGAACTCCTAACGCAGCACTAAAGTCGCCTCTCATTAATGCTCCCGCAGTACCTCCAAGGGTATCTCCAATTGGTTTAAACATTTTACCCATATCATCAGCAATACTTCCTGCAAAACCAAGATAATCTCCTTGTCGAAGTTTGTCTAAATTACCTAATGGGTGTGCAACTGCACCATCACTAATATATCTAACAGAACCTCCCCAAAAAGGAGCATTGTTATATGTTAGTGCCAAAAAATTTGCAAGTTGATCCATCATCATAACTTTAGGATTTGCTCCTTCAAATGCTCTTAATTCATAATCAAACTTAAGTGTAAATGTTTGGTCAAATTCAAGACCTTGCTTTCTAATTAATACCTTTTTAATAACATTTAATGGACCAAAAACATGATTTGGATATGTTTCTTTAAATGAATCATAGTTGGCATTTTGTTTATTCATATTTGATGAAACTGCATCTCTACCGGCTGCTGCATTGGCCGCTGCGGAAAGTATCATATTGTTTTGAACCATATTTCCAAATGAACCGGAAGCAGCTTGTTGTTTTGAAGTTATCTCTTGCGCTTGAGATTCTGCCTCATCCCATCCAAATCCATTTTTGAATTTTATTATCTCTCCTATAGTATTACCAGGTGCTTCACCAAGCCATGTTACTGCTCGAGCAATATCTGGTTGTTGAATACTTACTAATGTTGTTCCATCTTTATCTAAACCCTTTGGTGTAATAATGTCATCAGGAGCAGGATATGCAAATCTACGAAGAGTAATAAGCATATTGTTTGGTATTTTACCATAGTATTTTGCCAATGCAAAATCTGAATATTGGTATCTATATGCATAGCTATCAATGCCGTCAGTACCACCAGTTCCGGTAGCAATAGCCGAAGTTCTTTCTATAATTTGAGTTACTGTTGGATTTTGAAGAGTCTGTATATCTATTTTTTGATATTGCAACAGTCCTTGCTCATTAGTTGGGTCAAATCCATTTGGCGTAATATTCAATGGAGTACCCCTATAGTTAATTAGCGAGTATTTATTAAATGCAGAATACGGTCTTTTACCGATATCAAATCGTTTACCCTTTGATGTCGCAGACGTTGATATGTATATTTCAGAATCTACAATATCATTATAATATTTAGATGCTCCAGGCGCAGCTCCTGATATTGCAAAAGGAGCACCTTGTGCGGCAGTTCTTAGCATTGTTAGATCTGGATTTTTTTTATCCGCTCCAACTGGTCTCCTATATAAATTATCAGATCCTGAATGTACTCCATCTGGATTTGAGCCATCAAGATTTACAATGTCATATCCTGATACATTTTTAATAGCACTAATAAACCCTTTTCCTATTGAGGATTCTTTAGTAGTTTTAAATGCGGATCCAACTTTCTCTGATACTTTATCAAAAAAACCTTTTGCTCCTTTTGCAGGGTCTATTGCCATTCCTATTAAATATATTTGTTTAAGTATATATCACAGAAACTGGCTATTCTAAATTATCGTAGTCTATAGATAGAGGTCTATATAATAATTTGTCGAAATAATCCCTTTGTGTTCCTGCTCGTTTGTCCAAGAATTTTTTAATATGTGCTTCAAATACTCCTCGACTCTCATAGTAATATTTACCCTTTGAATATGCTGACCGGGTTGTAAGTTCATAAAGGTCTCTAATAGACTTTTCAACTAAGAAGTCTTGTATATTATTCTGTAGCTCATTAAGTTCATCATAAGTTCGGACGCACATCACTGAGTCGACAACTATTAGAAAAGTTTCCCATTTTGAATCAATATAGTTCTGAAGTTCTTTTACACTAGATATTTTTTGTCTAGAAATTCTAAAGATTGTATTTCCACCCTCAAATGATCTGTCAAATTTCATATCAAACATATATCTTTTAAGAAAATCAATGTCGTCATAAAATTTAACGATTCTAATCTGATATCTGGGCATTTTATCATTAAACTCAATATCGTGGATTATTGCTTTAACTGGGAAAACAATATTACTATATCTATTGTTAGTTATTAAAACATTGATATATTCACCCTTTGAAAAAAGTTTATGTCTAATCATTTTGTATTAATTTAACGCTGTCAAATTGAGATATTATTTTATCATCAATATTTTTATTTTTATCAATGACGATTAAAGAGATTGAGAATTCTCTCTCAGTATTTGTTTGAATTAATTTTTTAAAGTTACCTACAATATCAGAATCAAGACTTCTAAAAACATAAATTACGCGATCTACGTCCTTTGTGTCAGAACGTAAGCATCGCGTAATTTCATTTATTATAGTTAATCCAATAATTGAGTCATTCGGGTCTCCACAATATGGGTCAGCTTTAATAAGTTTATTTTTAATACTAAAAAAGTCGATTATTTTAGTCGACTCTTTTATTGTACCTTTAATAAACCTGTTAAAATCTCTTCGTGAAGGGCACCAAACGCAATCAATTTGTAGGTTGTTCATTAACTGTTAACTTGCCACCCGATAATCTTTTAAGATCGGACTTAATAGCTTCTATTTTTTCATTTTTATCTTTGTCATTTGGAATATAATCAACTCCCCATGATTCGATAATTTTGATTTGGTTTTTACTTTTGGAATTACCAAAAGAAAGGCCTATGTCGATGCAAAGGTCTTCAATGAATTTAATTTTGGAAATTTGGTCAGAGAAATCATATACTATTGTTGATTCATAACTTTCGCCTCCAGCATTTATATTATCATCTACTACCGTTTTAATAACACCATTATCTGCTAGTGTTATCTTAACTGTTTGCATTTAATCTCTCTATTAGTGAATCTTTAGCGTCCTTCATTAATTTTCTAGCAGCTTTTTTGTCTTCTCTAAGAGTTTGTTTATTTTTAACAGACGATATAAAAAATGCCTCGCTTAGCATTTCGATTTCGGCATCATTATATCCAATTTGCTTCCAAGTCTCTTTTAAACTTTCAGCTTTTTGAGCCAATTGTTCTTCTAATTGGTCCATAATTCTTTTTTCATGGGCCTCTTTTGCTTCTTTAGTGCTTGCACGTAAGCTTTCTCTTAGTTGAATTCCTTCAGGAGAAAGTGGACTTAACATGTTCTTGATTTTTAAATAACCCATTGCGCTCAATTGAGCTCTTCTTTGTCTTCTAGAGACCGTTGCTGTTTTAGTCATTATAGTAATTGTTTATAAAAATTGATACTTCTTCAGTTAAATATTCTTGTAGTTTATGTATCTCAATTTGCGACACTGCCACTTTTGCGATAGTTTTAATTAGTTCTTCTCTGTCCTCGTCCGCGTTATCTATTAACATGTCAAATACTTTTTTATTTGGTATGTTTAAGTTAATTTTGGCTTCAAAAGGCTCAACATTCTTTTTAGACAGTTTGTTAACTAATTGTTCTAATGGAGATTCTTTAGGTTCAACGTGTGCTATTTTAGTAGTTGTTAGTTTTTCATTTTTTGTTACGTTAATTCCTTGTGCCATTCCAGATAATTGATCTATTCCTGGAAATGGAATTACTCCATCTATAATTTCTTCCAGAAATTCTGGTAAAACATTATTGAATATTCTACTGCCATCTGTAAAGTTTGTAAATTCTCCATCATTAGATTCGACTTCTACTATTTTACCAAAGTCATCTCCAGTTTTCCATTGATATTTTTTTACAGCATCTTTCACTAGTTCCATTTTTAATGTATTTTTATAATTATATTGTTTTTTGAAAAAATGTTTCCTAATCCAATTCAAAAAAAACTGAATCACTTTCATTTTGATATTTGTTTTTAAATTTATCTATGTAATCTACCGACTTTGAACTACCAATTAACGCATCGACTTTTTTCACATATCTTAAATAAAATAGTTCACTACCATTATTTTTAAGAAATTGCTTAAGCTCTTTTTTTCCAGGGACAAATATGTTATTAATGCTCATTCCACGTTATTACTTGTTCAACTTCAATTTTTGCCTTTTTAAGTAGTTCAACACCACTCATATCTCTATAATCTTCTGTGTAGTATACCTTTTTAATTCCAGCTTGTATAATTAATTTTGCACAATCAAAGCAAGGACACGTTGTAGTATATAAATCAGCACCATCACAGCTCATTGTAGATTTTGCAACTTTCATAATTGCATTAGATTCTGCATGTAAGACTTCTCTTTTTGTTACACTTCTATGGCATATACAACTATTATCATGAGGCATCGTCCAACCCATATCTTCTAACATTTCGGCAGCGACTGGATTATCATAATGCCTAGTTTCAACATCTTCGCATTCATTTTCAAATCCATGGGGAGTACCGTTATAGCCAAATGAAATTACTTGTTTGTCTTTTACAATAACGCATCCTACCCTTCTACGTTCAGCATAACTAAGTTTTGCAAACTGATATGCAACTTGCATATAAATTATTTCTGTCGGAATTTTTGGCATAAAAAAAGTCTATATATGTTATATTATATATAGACTTTTTATTTAGTTTACCGGTTAACCGGATTTATTATTTAATATCTTCAGCGTCTGTAGCAGCAGTAGCCTCTTTACTTTCATTAATTTTCTTAGTAAATGCTTCAGTCATTTTGTTTAAACATGCCTCATATGCTTCAGATGCCATGTCTTTTTTCATTTCCTTTACACAATTAGATGCCATACCTGCAACAAGTGATGCATTTTCAGCCATGTAAGTTTCTACAGTATGCTCATCATGCGCATCTTCTTCCCATGCTTTAGCCTCTGCAATAACTGCCTCATAACAGTCTTTTAATAGTTCTGAAACCGGTTTGGTCTCTTCTTTGATTTTTTTAGCGTCATCTCCAAGGTTTGCTTCTCCAGCTTCGTCTACTCCTTGAACCTCTTCTGCTTCTTCTTCAGTTTCCTCTTCAGACTTAACTTCAGGAGTTCCTTTAGCAACAACGTCTGCTTCTATTTCCTCGGCTCTGTCCATTTCTGAGACAAATTCCTCGAATCTTTTAATACTTGCCATAATTTATTTGTATTTTTGTTTAGATTTTATATATCTTTATTTTTTAAATAACTAAAACTATCAGATAGGAAGTAGTCCCGGAGTTTAAGATAGTGTATCAATATAAAAAATACTGAACCTCCCGGCATCAGGATTATTGTTGCTAATCCGAGAGTCTTAACCAGATTTTTTAATTGGTTTGCAAACTTCTTACCCTCTTCATTAGTTAAAGGTCTGCGTTCGATTACGCATGTTGTTAACAAGTTTGACATTGATTTTGTTTCAATGCCCTCTTTTTTAAGAGCCTCTAAAAAAAGGTTAACATCCTTTTTAATCTTTTCTAACTCAATCGTTTTACTTTTCACAGAGTATATATTCTTTTTGGTATTTTTGAAGAGCCAATTCTTTTGCTTTAGCCTCGATTTCTATATCTATTTCCATTCCATAAGTATCGATAAATTCGTATAAGTAATCGGCGTGGGCTCTTATAATAACAGAAGCATCCTCGTGTAATTTTTTGGCGCTTGAATAGTGACACAATTGACGAATGCCTTTAGGCCAAGTAGATGCTGCCAAACGAAGGGCATCTTGTTCAGACATAGGGTCTTCATAACATCTATGGTGATGGTAATCGAATGTGATTGGAGTACCAATTGCTTCATAAATTCGATAAAGGTCATTTACAGAGTATTGTGCAGGTTTATCGTCATTTTCCAGGATTAAACGGGACTGGGCAGAAGGTGATAACAATTTAAAGTTTTCGATAAACCTTAGGATTGCAGCCTCTTTGTCGCCGTACGAACCACCAACATGAATATTCATAGAATAGTATGGATTTGCCGGAAGGCCCATCGTATCCATAATAAATGCATGTTGATTAAGCTCCTTGATAG